ATCAAGGGACACATGGACTGTACCATTGATGGTGTAACTATTGATGTTAAGTCTGCTAGTTCCTACTCCTTCAAGAAGTTCAAGGATGGTACACTGGCGTATGATGACTCCTTTGGTTACGTTGACCAGATAAAAGCCTACGCCCATGCACAAGGCAAGAAGGACTTTGGATGGTTGGCTATGGACAAAGCTAATGGGCATTTGACAGTACTTAAGTACGACCTAGAGGATACCCAAGCCCCTGTCCATGAAACCATTAAGGGGGATATAGAGGAGCGTATAATACACGTTAAGGAGATGGTCAAGGGTGACGAACCAGAAGCCTACTGTGCTGACCCTATACCCGATGGTAAGTCTGGTAACATGAAGCTATCCATCAAGTGTTCCTACTGTCCGTACAAGAAGCACTGCTATCCAGACCTAAGAGGTTTCCTATACTCTACTGGTGTTCGGTACTTTAGTCACATTGAAGTAGAACCTAAAGTATTGGAGTTGGACTTAAATGAAACGGACTAAGAACCAGTACAGGTCAGCCCTTGAGAAAGAGTTTTCCAAGGAGGTTAAACGCAAGGGCTTTACCTATGAGCCGTATGACGTACCTTACACTGTCTACAGGAAGTACAAACCAGACTTTGTGCATGAAGAGAAGAAGATTATGGTGGAGGTAAAAGGTTTCTTTCGTGTCGGTGACACCTTGAAATATAAATCAATTCGTGATACAATAGTAGTAGATGGTTGGGAATTGGTATTCTTACTGTCTAACCCTAACAAGAAGGTTCGTAAGGGTGGTAAGATAACGATGGGACACTGGTGCGACAAGGAGGGCTTTAAGCATTACACCTTGCATACTGCACAAGAACTTGTTAAATATGTAGAAGGAAAGTAACGATGTCACATACATTGGAGGAACTAAAGGAAGCCGTAGCAAGAGAGTACGATGCAGTGCTAGTGCTTGAAACCTTAGACATCTCTGTTGAGGACTTGTTGGAGGCTTTTGAGGATAGATTAATTAGACACAGAGATTTATTTACGGAGGATGATTACGATGAGTATTGATGATGCAACTCCTGCGGAGTGGGACAGAGTCACCAAGAAGTACCCTAAGATTATGAAGAAGTATGAGCAGATGGTGAAAGATGAAGTCAACAGCCCAGAGCATTACAACTATGGTAAAGTAGAATGTATTGAAGCCATAGAGGAAAGTATGACACCCCTTGCGTTCAAGGGTTATCTAAAGGGCAACACCATGAAGTACCTGTGGCGTTATGAGCGTAAAGGTAAAGTGGTACAGGACTTAGAGAAGGCACAGTGGTACTTGAAGAAACTACTTGACGTAGAGACCAGAGACCAATGAAGGGTCAGACACATGGGGGCAAGGGTTCAGCCCAACGCCCCACAGACCCCAAGAAGTACGCTAGTAACTATGATGCCATATTCGGTAAAAAAGACAAACCAAAGAACAAGGAGAAGAGTAAGTGAATCAGTATCAACAGTTTATACATAAGAGCCGATATGCCCGATGGTTGCCAGAGAAAGGCAGAAGGGAAACATGGGAAGAGACAGTACAGCGTTACGTCAACTTCTGGTTAAAACGTAAGCAGATTACAGAGAAAGAAGGTGAGATGCTTTTCAATGCAATATATAACCTAGAAGTAATGCCTAGTATGCGTTGTCTTATGACAGCAGGGGAAGCGTTGGACAAGGACAATGTAGCAGGGTTCAACTGTTCCTACCTACACATTGATTCGCCTCGTTGCTTTGACGAGTTGATGTACGTCTTGATGTGCGGTACAGGTGTAGGGTTCAGTGTTGAGCGTAACTTCATTAACAAGCTACCTGTAGTCGCAGAGGAGTTCCATCCTAGTGACAGTACCATTGTCGTAGCTGACAGCAAGATTGGTTGGGCTTCTGCGTTCAGAGAGTTAATCAGTTTACTGTACGCAGGGAAAATACCTAAGTGGGATATGCACAAGGTACGCCCATCTGGTGCTAGACTCAAGACATTCGGTGGTCGTGCCAGTGGTGCTGAACCTTTGGAAGCCCTGTTTAGTTTCTGTGTAGGTATATTCAAGAAAGCACAGGGTCGAAAGCTGACCAGTATTGAGTGCCATGATATATGCTGTAAGATTGCAGAGGTTGTAGTTGTAGGTGGTGTTCGTAGGTCAGCACTGATATAGCTTACTAACTTATCAGACCCTCGCATGGCTAAAGCTAAGTAAGGTGACTGGTGGCGTAATGAAGGTCAGAGAGCATTGGCTAACAACAGTGTAGCGTACACAGAGAAGCCAGACTTTGAATCATTCCTGTCTGAGATGCAGACTATGTATGAAAGTAAGGCAGGAGAGCGTGGCATATTCAGCCGTATCGCGGCACAAAAGGTAGCCGCTAGGAACGGTAGGCGTGACACTGAGCAGGACTTTGGTACTAACCCCTGCTCTGAGATTATCCTACGCAGTAATCAGTTCTGTAACCTGTCGGAGATTGTGGTACGACCAGAGGATGACCTAAAAGAATTGAAGCGTAAGTGTGAAGTAGCGGCAATCATAGGTACACTACAGGCTACGCTTACAGACTTTCGCTACCTACGTAACGTATGGAAAAGAAACACAGAAGAAGAGGCATTATTAGGTGTCAGCCTAACAGGGATATGTGACCACTATCTGCTAGGTAAAGATGGTAAAGACTTAGGCAGGTGGTTAGAGGAGATGAAGGATGTTACTATTAAAACCAATAAAGAGTGGGCTTATAAACTTGGCATTAATCAGTCTGCGGCTATTACATGCGTTAAGCCAAGCGGTACTGTATCTCAGCTTGTTGATTCTGCTTCTGGGATTCATCCTCGTTTTAGCAAGTACTACATTCGTAGAGTACGCTCAGACAAGAAAGACCCACTGGCACAATATATGGAGGAAGCAGGATTCCCTGTAGAAGATTGTGTAATGAACAAATCTACAAAGGTGTTTAGCTTCCCTACCAAGTCACCCAAGAACAGTACAGTGGTTAGTGACGTAGGTGCTATGCAACAGCTAAGATTATGGAAAAAGTACCAAGACCATTGGTGTGAACATAAGCCAAGTATCACTGTGTACTACACAGATGATGAATTCCTGCAAATAGCACAGTGGATTTGGGAAAACTTTGATGCGACCAGTGGTATTAGTTTGTTGCCTGTGAGTGACCATGTTTATCAGCAAGCCCCCTATGAAGATATAACCTATGACAAGTACAGAGAGTTGGTTAAAGATATGCCAAGTGATGTGGATTGGAGTGAGTTAGAGAAGTATGAAAAGGATGACAACACGACAGGCTCTCAAGAATTAGCCTGTGTAGGTGGAGCATGTGAGATAGTGTAAGATAAAACTTAGGGGGCGTAATGCCCCCTTTTGTTTATTGTGGTTTATATTCTTCTTGTCCTGTCAACATACCCGCACCTACTCTTGGGAAAGCAGTTATAACATCTACAGCTTGCATACCTGTCAAAGGAACTGGTTGTTGTAAACCTCTTACAGCCGCTTGTTGGAGTGGCGTTTGTCCTGCAATGATTCTTTGAGCAGTAGGAGTAGCTAAAGTTTTTGAAGCCCCTATGGTTGTCGCTATCCCTGCCATACCTGCTCCTAACGCAGTCAAACCACCACCTGCAGTTAGACCTCCTAAACCTGCTAAAGAGCCAATAATACCCGATGCCGCCATCTGGTGAAACCATGTAGGATTAGGAACTGTCCTTGCTTCCGATATAGACGATAACTCATCTGCACTTACACCTATAACGTCTTCTAATTCATCTTGTTTTTTTATGTTACTTGCTATTCTTTCAGCGTTCTGTGGGTTGTTTCTAAGTGTACGCTCCATAGTCGCTGTTTCTTTTTGAATAGCGGCTTTCTCTGCTACAGCTTTGTTTCTAACACGCTTTAATTCATTTTCTCTACGATTAGTCAATTTCTTCGCTAAAGCATTAGAACTCTCTATTATAGACGCTTCTTGTTTTGCTGTCAAAGCGGCTAATTCTTCAGCTTGATTGCGTAAAGGTCCTTCTCCTCGTCTAGCTTGTCTTGGAGAGTTTCTTTTGATTGAGCCTATCCACTCATCAGGTGTAAATCTACCCTGTCTTCCTGCTTTAGTAGATGCTTTTGTAACAGCGTCTCTTAACACAGACTGCGAAGCCCAACCAGCTACGTCATCCTCAAAAGACTGTAACCGCTTACCACTAAGCTGTCTTTTCATGTTGTCATCTATAACACTCTGTATCTCTCTATAAAGACCCTGCATCAAAGCCGCCTGACCACCTTCGTCTGACATCTTAGAAGCCGCCATACCAAAAGAATTTCTAATTGCGGATAAGTCCTCACCTTTAATCCTACCTGTCTTAGGGTTTCTTTTAGCCGACAAAGTAACTAACGCATCTTTTACTAGAGTACGGACACCTGCTTTACCCGCTAACAACGATAATGTAGTATCACTAGCTACTCTTTTCTCTATCTCACCAAGCAGTTGCTCAGGATTCATTCTAAAGGAAATATCCTTAATAGACCTAAATCCTTCTTTTTGCCATAGCTTCTCAAGACGATGCATTGCTAGGTTAGGGTTAGCCGAATCTAGTATGTTAGCTATGTCAGTTTTTTTAGCACCAGAAGGCATAGAGTTTTCAAAAGCCGCTAGACGTAACATATCGTTGTTGTTGTCTATGTTTCTTTTTATTTTCTCTGTTGTACGCGCTATAATCTCACCATCTCTACCTAAGAATTTATCGTATTTACCACCAATAATCTCTCTTGACAATTCCTCTTGAGATTTAACAACCGTTGCTTTTATTTTCCCTGTTTCTTTAATATTGTTTATAGAGGTTTTTAGAGCGTTAGTCGCTTCAGCATTTTCTGCTTTAGAGGCTCTAATAAAGTTCTTAAGTTGTTTTTCTCTTTCTTTCTGTCTCAATACTAATGGAGCAACAGTAGCTTCTTCTTGCGCTCTAATAATACCTTTGCCTCCAAAACTCGGACCAACAACATCTCTATAGAAAGACTGAACTAAAGCCTCTGTTGGTTCATCTTTTTTAGCCGCTAGTGTAATAGGAGTAAACACACCATCTTTATCCAGAGGTGCT